AAAGATAAAATTTATCGGGATAAAAAATCTAAAGCCCCTTATTTTTTATATAGAGATGGACTTACAAAAGAAGAACGCCATGCAGGAACTTGTTTTAGTTTTACTCCTATAATCTCTGATGACTCTATAGAAACAGGGGTTCGTATAGATCGAGTAATGACCGGAACTAATACTTCGTCTGGCAATATCATTGCTACTAGCCATAATGCAAAAGATTACACCGGAGTAGAAAGCTTAGGAAAAGTTGTTCCTAGCAAGGAGTATTTCGATGCCATCTAAATTTTCTAAAGTAAGTTCTAGCAGTAAACCAAAAGCAAAGTACAAACAACATCACGTACATGAAGTAACTACTAGCTTAACCGAAGCAAAAGCTATAGCCAATGACCTTGCTGAAACTAAACGCTATGCGTACAGAGCAACCGCTACGCTTGTGGGTAACGCAAGCATACGTCCGTATGACCCGATTTATATCGACGGAGTACCTAATGGCATGTCTGGTTGTTGGACGGTATTAAAAGTAACTCATAGATTTGGACGACTACCAGCTAACTATATGCTAGATGTAGAACTAGGTACAGATGTGCTAGGGGAAGAAAATCCTAACGCCTACAAAACTGTAGACGTGCGAGATGTAAATGCTGAGCTGGCTGGACAAAATATAGCACCTGCAGAATCAGTGCTTGTAGACTATGCATTTTCTGTTAACGACAACGAACTGTATAAGCCGCCAATTGAGTCTGTAAACATAAAACCAAGAGATACTGCGCTAACACCAGATGAAAAATCTCCTAATTTATACCAAAACTCTATACCTAACTTTTCGTCTGTTAAACGGAGCACTGCGTGGAAAGCAACGAAAGGTAACAAAGTACTATGATTGACATGAGCAAAATTGTTACCGACTTAAACTACATGCAGGACCCTATGGGCAGAGTTAGATTTCATGGAATATATTCTGGAAAAGTTGTAGACATAAAAGACCCTTTAAAAAAAGGTCGAGTAAAACTTCAGATACCTCAAGTAACTGGCACACAAAAATCTAGCTGGGTTCCACAGGTAGGGGGTGTAGTATCTCAAATTAACTATCCATATGGAACTTTCTATACTAGCTCTGATCAAAACATAGGTACCTCAGATACAGTCATTACAGGCTGGAATACGTCAACCTCCAACAAAATAACGTTAGCTAGTAATAAATTTAATATAACTGAAGAGGGAGACTATTTAATTAATTTGTCTGCGGTTGTAAAAAAAGATACTCTTGGGTTTAGTAATGTTTCTTTATGGATTAGAAAAAATGGGACTAACATAGCTAACAGTGCGTCAAGTATTACGTCTTTAGGACTTCACAGCGCTCATACAATCCCTACTGCTTATACTCACGTTGCTCCTTCCGAAGGGGGAACAGTCACTAATAACCACACAGATATGGTTATTAACCACAGTGGAACTAGTCCAAATCAAGTCATAAAACACTCTTTTACGCTACGATTAGTACCTAAAGATTATCTAGAGTTTGTCTGTTCTGCTGATGTTTCTGGAGCATACCTGAACTATTCTGCTGCCGGAACTGGACCAGCAGCTCCTGGGGCACTTGCTACAATCAATCTTATAGGTAATTTTATTCCCAAAGTAGGAACTAACGTATGGGTCATGTTCGAAGGTGGAGACCCAGAGTTTCCAGTATGGTTAGGAGCTAAAGCATGAGAGCAATAAACTACCCGTTTACTCTAGACTTGTTTGGCAAGCTAGATTCGGTAACAACAGAGTCTAAGGTCTACCTAGATCGTCTATTGACTTTGCTGTCTACCCCTGTGGGACAGCGTCCTTGGAATCCAGACTATGGAACCGACATTGCTAAAGCACTGTTTGAAAATGAAAATGACTTTTATGCGGCTGTTCGAGTAGCGATAACTGACGCCGTAGCTTTGTACCTTCCTGAACTACGCATTTCCGCCTTAACTTTGGAGGAAGTAAATTCCGATGGTTATGCAAATATAGGTATCACAGTAGAGCTTCCCAACGATAGACTTGGATCTGTAAGTATAAGCAGTGCGGTATTCGGCGCTAATGGACTCATAGAAAGTGCGGCTCAGTAATGCAAATAGACTATACCTCTAGAGATTATGAAGCATTGCGTGCTGACTTAATCCGCCTTGTAAATCAAAGAACCAATGCCAACTGGGATGCCTCAAATCCTTCAGACTTTGGTGGAATTTTACTAGATGCTTTTGCCTATATGGGCGACATCATGTCCTATTATCTAGACCGAGTAGCTAATGAAACCTCTGTTGATACCGCTATCAAAAATGAAACTCTTCTTAGGTTTGCAGAACTATATGGATATAAACCTTCTGGCCCTACTCCAGCGGAACTTAGTGTTACATTTTTAAACAATGGCGATACCAACATTACCCTTCCCGCAGGAACACAAGTCATGGCTCCGTTGACTACGGGAGAGTATAGTGAAGTTTACTTTGAAACTACTGAAGCAATAGTAGCTCTTCAACCTGGTCAAAGCATTACCGCTTTAACTAGAGAGGGTAAGACAGTAAATACTGATAGACCAGACTTAATCAGTCCAACAACGTATAAGCCACTTCCAGTAAGCGTAGGAACTTCTGACGGATCTTCCGGTCAAGAGTTTGAATTGTTTGACGTAGGCATCGTGGACAATAGCCTAGTCGTATATGTAGGACAAGGAAGTGCTTTTACTCCTTGGACATATGTTGATTCTCTTGCAGACTCTAGCCCTACAGATCTAGTGTTTACTACAAAACTAAATGCTGATGGAACTACTACAGTTATATTTGGAGATGGAGTTAATGGATTAATTCCTCAAGCTAATCAATTAATCAGTGCTTTGTATAAAGTTAGTATTGGTATAGCGGGCAACATTGCTTCAGATAAAATAGAAGAAATTACTTTTATACCTGGAAATGGAAATCCAGAAGTTCTTTCACTCCTAACAGTGAGCAATGCTAACCCCGCAATTGGTGGGGCTGATGCAGACTCAGGGACGCAAGCTCAGAAAAAAAATTAAAGGAGCGATCATAGCTAAACAACGAGCAATTACTTTGCCTGACTTTGAATACTTAGCTAATTTAGTTCCACAAGTAGGTCGTACTAAAGCTATTGGCGCAGTGTATACAAACATAACTCTTTACATGCAACCACAAGATGATGGAACTATTACACCCGGCATTACTAATGGCAATCCAACAAATGCGTGGAATGACATTAAAGATAATATTGAAGACTATCTAGATGACAAGATTCCAGTAGGAACTACTGTAACTGTACAGTCTCCTTCGTATGTCCCTTTATATTTAACGCTTGCTCTTACTATAAATAATTCATACAAGCAATCCACAGTAAAATTAGACGTATCTAAAGCACTGCTAAATGCTGGTGGACTATTCTCCTATGAGAAGAACGAGTTTGGAAGGGTTATGCCCCTGTCCTCTGTAATTTCCACAGTTGCTCTAATTCCAGGAGTAGAATCAGTAGACGTCACTAAGTTCAATATTACTAACGCAGCCTCTGCAGGTACAATCACATTAAGCGCAGGCCAGATTCCCTATCTACTGCCGACCGACCTCGTATTCAACCTTACCGGTGGAATAGCCTAGAAAAGGAAAAACGATGCCAGCCTCATTTCCCACGAACGTACGAAGTTTTGTAACTAAGGTAGACCTACAGGACACCATCCTTGCAGACCACATCAACTCCTTGCAGGATGAGGTGCGGGCTATTGAGATTACTCTTAACGGAACTGTAGACGCTACTAATGGCTTGCTTACCTCAAACTACACCGGTACATTCGCCAACACTACGTCGTGGAACTCTCTAGATGAACGCATTACCAACATTGAGCGAGGATTAGTAAACGGACTTTCTACCGCCCCATACCTGTTAAAAGCTGGAGACAACATGACTGTCTCTAATACAACAGCTTTGACTCTAAAGAATAGCTCAGCTACTGTAACGAATAATCTATTTGAATCATATAACTCTACAAACGCACTTGGATTTGCAATCTCAGGGACTGGACAACCCAAGGTAGGAAACGCAAACGTACTATACGTTGGAAGCACTGAGTACAATACTCTTAATACCACAGCCACAGAAGCAAATGAAACTGCTCAAGCGATTAGGTTTAACCCTTTCCTTCTAGCCGGAATGTAACTAAATGGCCCGTTATTCGTTTGCTGTATACGGCACCTCAGGACTTAAGTACGGACAACTAGAAAACAACCGTGCTTATTACAACGCTAACTTAACAGCAAGATCTTTAACCTATAGAGCTGTAGATTTATATTGGAGCTCAATCTTAACTGATCCAGAAAAAGAAATAACTCCAGGAGTGGCAGCTACGGTGACGCACTGGAAGCTCGTACGAAACTATAGCGGTGCTTCAGATGACCCATACGATGGCACTACGGTAGATAGCGGAACTATCTCTAACTATAGAACTACGGCCATAGATAGTCTTCTAGAACCTAACACTCAGGTTACGTATTCTCTTTGGATATTCGATGGAGTTGATTGGATAAACTGCGGCAACGCTTCTACAGTTGTAGTAGAAGAATCCTTAACCCCCACTTTAATAAAAGTAGAAAAGTGGTTGCCAGCAGCTTGGCTAAACGTATCTGGAGACAAAGTTGGAGAAGCAGAAGATACAGACTTAACGAGAGTGCTAGCAGGATATGCATTTGCTTACGACAAACTACGAGCTGAAGCTAACGTATTAAACAGCTCTATGGATTATAGATATACCCCTATACAGCTATTACAAAATAAAATAGAAGAACGCGGCTTTAGTTACGAACCAGTACTGGGAGACATCTACCACAGAAGTATTTACAGAATAAGCGAAAAAACAAATGCCACAAAAGGAACTAAACAATCTATAGCGTCTTATGTAACCGCCTTAACTCACTGGGTGCCTGAGATTAAAATTGGTCACAACCTAATGCTTGATTACAATGATTCTTCGTTTGAAGAGTCGGTAGGAAGATGGTCTACATCGGTAGGAAATATACAAACAGTTACTTTCTCTAATTCTTTATCTACTATTGGAGTAGATGTTACGGCTCCAACACCGGTGTACTCTAATCCCCTTTCTACTTTTGCTCCAAAAGCAACAGCTTTTGGTTGGACACACGGCCATAATGTTTCGCCTACTCTTACGCTGCCGGCTGCGGCAGATAGTAAAATACTATACGGAATTCCTATAGTCCCCAATAAAAGATACTTATTTATTGGATACTTTAGAGTTAAAGAAGCAAGTAATGCAGGATCTGCAAAAGTAAAAATTAGTTGGTATGACGCTGCTGGCACGTTAATTTCTACAACAGCAGACGGCACAACAGTAACTTTAAATACAGTTTGGGAAGAAGTTTCCTCTAAATCAGACTCTGGTACAAATGGTCAGTTAGCACCCAGCAACGCATACTATGCCTCTATAACTATAACCTTTACTAACGCCAGTGCTCAAGCAGAATATCTATTTGATATGTTTCAATTTTCTTTAGCGGAAAAAGCTTCAACATATGAAGACGCTAGGAAAACTTTAATATGTGTGGGTGGAGATAAAACTAACCTAATACATAACCCTTCTTTTGAAAATAACACCAATACGTGGACTGCACATAACGGTACGTTAACTAGAGTAACTACTCCTTCATACGCCATACACAGAGGTACAAAAGCAGCAAAGTTTGAGGTTACTAATAATCTTGAAATTGCCGGAATAGTAAGCGATTGGATGCCTGTACTTTCAGGACAAGCATATACTTTTAGTGCCTATGTAAGCGCACCACCAACTAAGTCTGTTACTGCTCGTATTGAGTTTTCCGCCTTACAATCTGCAGAGGATCAAGCACAAATTCTTACTGATAGTGATGGAGACTATTACCCATTAAATGAATACTATGTAGATGATATAGAAATTATTTCTGATAGTAAGACACGAATGACTGTTACAGCGGTAGCTCCTTCTTACGTAGTAGATGCTGGCTCACCTTCTGCAAAAGTTTCTTTATTCTTAAATGCTCCAGAAGCTGGAGATGTTTTTTATGTAGATGGTGTACAGCTAGAGCGAGGAGCAACTGCTACAACGTATTTTGATGGAGAAGGGGCTAACCTGCCTGCAAACCCATTAGACGAAGAAGTAATTAATTCTGCTGATTGTCGATGGGAATACGACCACCCTGATGGTGTAGTTATCACTGCCGAATCACAGTATGGTAGAAGCTATCGTTGGAATAATTACGCCGCTAAATTAGCTCGTCTTTATGA